ACCGACGTGAACACTCCTGTTAGTCTGTCAAAGCTGCGGGCAGTGAAGCGCGGTCTGGAAGCACAGAAGGCGCAGAAAATCACGCAAGTGGGCGACTCCTCGCCGGATTTCGCCACTCGTGCGATTGAAGCGGCCTTCGTTGCTGTGTGTCACACTGACCTTGACGCCGATATCCGCAACCTGCCCGGCTTCCTGCCGACAGCGCAGTATGCCAGCGGTGTTACCATTTCACCGTATGAGATTGGTTCTGTCGAGCAAATGCGTTTTATCTGCTCACCAGATCTTGCACCGTTCACGGATGCAGGCGGCGCGTTTGCAGGTTCCGGCACCAGCATGGTGACAACCACGGGCACCAGCGCGGACGTCTATCCGATTCTGGTCTTCGGGAAAGAAGCGTACGGCGTTGTTGCTCTCAAAGGTATGGGCGCGATTAAGCCAAGCATTATTCCGGTTGGCACCATCTCCAAGTCTGACCCGCTGGGACAGAAGGGGATCGTCGGCTGGAAGGGCTGGCACGCTTCCGTCATCCTTAATCAACTTTGGATGGCCCGTTTGGAAGTAGCAGTAACTGCTCTGTAATCCCAGAGAAATTTCTTGAATAAGCCATGAATGACGACTATTACTTTGTAAAAGTTCTTCACTTCAAACAAAGGAAAGTTGTCATCATGGCTAAATTCAAGGGTGCTGTTTTGTCCTGCAAAGGATGTCATTCTTCATTCCGTGTACCCCCGTCTCGTGCGGACAAGGCGGAATACTGTTCCATAGGATGCGCTTCAATCGCCCGTGGCAAGAAGTTCAGCAAAGAGAAGGTCACTTTGAATTGCAAGCACTGCCAAAAAGCCTTTGAGTGTTTTCCAGCCCATGCCCATCGCCGGATTTATTGTTCCTATGAGTGCAAACATCAGGCGAATGATTACAAAGCCAAGCAGATAGCAAATACAATAGGGAATAAAAACCCTTATTGGAAAGGTGGAACCGCACAACATTCAGATGGATACATCTATGTTCGTGCATCAGAACATCCTTTTGCTTCTAATGGCTATGTGCTTGAGCATCGTCTTGTTGTGGAAAAGTGGTTGCGTGACAATGAACCGGAATCACAGTATCTTGTGAAGCTGGGTCAGCAATTGTATTTGTCTCCGAAGTTTGTTGTTCATCATCATGACGAAGACAAAACGAACAATGCAATCGAGAATCTCCAATGCATGACAAATAGCGAACACCAAATTCATCACGCAGCCACTCGCAAAGTGGCCCACACCTAAAAGGATTATGACCATGCAACTTGTTAAAACTGGCACAGTTACTGGAACTGGCGCAGCCTTGAACGTCAGCCTCGGCTGGGTTCCTGATTATGTGCGAATCGTCAACGTCACGGACGGCGACCGCATTGATGAATGGTTCTCGGACATGACAGCAGGAACAGCTGTGACTACGACCACGGCAGTCGCAACCACGGCTTCCAACGGTATTAGCGCCTATGCTGGCACCGCTGCGGGTCTGGCCCCCGGCTTTACCATCGGCAGCACGATTAGCGAAAACGCCAAAGTGCTTTCGTACATCGCCATTCGCAACCGATAGGTGATTTATGCCCACAAGCAACGCTGATGCAAAAACGCTTGTCTCAAGGGCCTCACAAGGCGATTTGACGGCATTGCGCGGCATCCTGACAGCACTTCTTGACGAGGGTCTGACCCTTGCAAGAGTCACTTCTACTGCCACTGAGCTAAATTATAACGACCGTTCAGAACGCATCCAAACCATTACGGCGGCTGGTGCAATCGACCTGAACGAGCGTTTTGTGAACGTCACTGGCCCGGCAGCAAGCACTTACGCTATTACGCTGGCCGCACCAACTGCCGCTCAAGAGGGTAACATTCTGACTATCCACATGACTGGCACGACCGCGACCAACGCTGTGACGCTGGCCTTGACCAACGTCGTGGGCGGAACTGCTGCTACCACTGCATCATTTGATGCGGCTGGCGAGCGGCTTGTTCTGTTGGCATCAGGTGACAAATGGGTTGTCATCAAACAACAGGGCGTCACTCTTTCGTAACTGGGTGGGGGCTTCGTGCCCCCATTCCCCTTCCATGAGGATTTATGACCAAGACCGTTAAAATTGCCTTTGCCGACGCAACCGACAGTCAGCTGTATGACTATGTAACGGGTACTTTGAATCTTGACGTGCCGCAGACAGCAAGCCGTTCTGTATTGCTGGCAAAGCTGGCACAGGCAACGACAGCTCAAGAAATTGAGGTAGAAGTTACGGATAAGCGCAAGCCGGGCCGTCCTGCCCGTGATAAGGCGGATGATGCCGAGGATGAAGACGACGCCGCGCCTGTTGTTGTGAAATCACCTGAGCAACTGGCGCTTGAACGTGCCAATGAAAAAATCAAGATTGAGATCCCGATTCAACCCGGCGCGGGCGGTGATGAACCAGTTCCTGTTGCTGTGAATGGTAAAGTGATCTTCATTACACGCGGCAAAGAAGTTGAGGTTGCGCGGAAATACGTTGAAGTCCTTGATAACGCTGTTCAATATATTTACCCGGAAAACGACGCAAGTGGACTTGGTGAGCCGCGCAAGGTTCCTCTGTATCCCGTCAATAAGGCGAGAGTTTAACCATGGCGACATTTCTCAAGCTTTGTCAGGATGTTGCACGGGAGTCCGGTACTGTTTCCGGCACTGGACAGCCCGCGTCGGTAATGGGCAACACCGGACGGCTGGAGAAAATCGTAAACTGGACGGCAGATGCTTGGGTTGCCATTCAGAACAGCAAGACAGCGTGGCGCTTCCGTCGGAAAGAGTTTTCAGGCGCATTGCTGGTGAACACGGCACAATATACCGCCGCATCATTTGACGTGCTGGATCTGTCGGAATGGCTGCAAGAACAAGAGCTATTGACGGTTTACAAGACATCTATGGGTGTTTCGGATGAATCCCCATTGCTGCTGCTGGATTGGGCCGATTATCGCCGCTTCTACAAGCGTGGCCAGCAGGATGCAGGGCGTCCGTCCGTTTATGCCATTAGCCCGCAAGGTGAACTGTGTATTGGGCCAAAGCCTGATGCCGCATACACCATACAAGGAGAGTATGTGCGCACGGCACAGTTTCTGACCGCAAATGCTGATGTGCCGATTATCCCGGCTGATTATCATGATATAATTGTCTGGAAAGCCCTGATTATGCTGGCTGACCATGACGAAGCCGCTTTTCAACGCAATATCAATGCTGAACCAAAATTCCGGGAATATTATTCCAATCTATGCCGCAGTCAACTGCCGCGTGTTCAAATAGGGAATGTGTCCCTTGCGTGAGATCCAACAAACCAAATCGTTCCTTTTGTCTGGCGGGCTAAATCTCATTACGCCCGCACTTAACACGCCGCCGGGGAACGTGATTGCTGGTGTAAATTACGAGGGTGCGCCGCGTGGATATGCCCGCGTCCATGGCTATGAGCGATTCAGCGGCAAGGCCAAGCCGTCGCAAGCGTCGTATTGGGTGCTAACCTTCAAGACGGGCACAGCGGGTGTTGTCGCGGGGAATGTTGTCACAGGCGCAACGTCTGGAGCAACGGGGATTGCACTGTATAACGGCATCCTCACTTCTGGCAGTTATGGCGGTAGCAACGCACGGGGAACGCTGGTGCTGACTGCCGTAAGTGGCACATTTCAGAATCTGGAAAACCTGCAAGTCTCGGCGTCCACCGTTGCTGTTGCTGATGGCGCAGCACAGGAGCGCGGCGCAACTAACGACACAACAGACGCCACATATTACCGGGCTGCGGTTGCCTATGCCCGCACACAGATTGCCGCTGTTCCAGGTTCCGGCCCTGTTCGTGGCGTGTGGGTATTCAACAACACCACTTATGCTTTCCGGGACAACGTGGGCGCAACTGCTGGCGTGATGCACAAGGCCACGACGGCAGGATGGGTAGCGCAGGATCTAGGGCGCACGGTGGGCTTCACTAGCGGCGGCACGATTGAGATTGTCGAGGGAAACACCATTACGGGGGCAACCTCTGCGGCAACTGCTATGGTCAGGCGGGTGATTCTCACGTCTGGCACATGGGCGGGCGGCGATGCAGCGGGTCGGCTGATTTTATCGGGGCAAACAGGGAACTTTGTCGCGGAAAACCTGAATGTTGGCGCGTCGCTGAATGTGGCAACGATTGCGGCCAATTCTACAGCGATTGCCCTGCCTGCTGGCGGTAAGTACCGATTCACGAATCATAACTTCTTTGGCGCGTCGAATTTCAAGCGCATGTATGGCGTAAATGGCGCTGGGAGAGGCTTTGAGTGGGATGGCACGGTTTTTGTGCCGATTATCACGGGGATGCCCGTTGATGCGCCCACGCACGTTGCTGTGTACAAGAATCACCTGTTCTTGGCGTTTCCGGGCGGCTCTTTGCAGAATAGCGCGACAGGCGATCCTTACGAGTGGAGCGCGATTCTCGGTGCCGCTGAAATCGGCATTGGCGAGGACATCACCGGGCTGTTGGAATCCGCCAGCACCTCCATGATTGTCTTTGGCCGGAACAAGGTTCTGTACCTAACGGGGGATGATGCGGCAAATTTTGTGCTGAATCCGCTCTCCAATGAATCCGGGGCAATTGAAGACACGGCACAGGTTATCGGCAACCCCATGTATATGGATGATGGGGGCGTTCGGGACATGTCCACCACCAATGCCTTTGGGGATTGGAAAATGGGGGCCGTCACGCAAATGATTGAGCCGCTGGTTCGTCGCAAGCGTGAGGCTGGAATACTGCCCGTGAACAGTATGCGCGTGCGTGCGCGTGACCATTACCGCCTGTTTTTCAGCGATGGGACGGGATTTAGCATCTATTTTGGCCGCAAGCCTGCTGAGATTCTGCCGTTTGACCTTGGGAAAGTCGTGCAATGCTGCTGTTCTGGCGAAGACGCAAACGGGAACGAAATCCTGTTCTTTGGGGACAATCAAGGCTTTGTCTATCAAATGGAAGCGGGGACAAGCTTTGATGGTGCGGTAATTACGGCGTATTTGCGGCTGCCGTTTAACGCTATCAGCAGCCCCCAATACAATAAACGGTTTCACAAAGCGATTTTGGAAATTGATGGAAATGGGCAAACGACACTTGGGCTAACAGCAGAGTTTTCCTATGCCGATCCAGATTCGCCGCCAGCAGTAGAACAGATGTTTGCCGTGCGCGGATCTGGCGGGTTTTGGAATGAATCGCAATGGAATTCATTTTACTGGTCATCGCCTGTTGAAGGTCTTGCTGAATCGTATCTTGATGGGCTTGGAAAAAATATTTCCTTGACTGTTGTATCTGAATCACAGCATGAAGAGAGTCACACGGTGCATGGATACACGCTGAATTTTAGCTTCCGGGGAATGGTGAGATGACAAATCCTTATTACAATTTCACCGTTCCATTGACCCGCGACACTCTTGCTCGCGCTGAGGCTTTAAATTCCCAATTGCAAGCTGTATCTGATGGGTTCGACTTGATCCCCGATATTGGCGCATTCAATGAAGGGCGCACAATTTACGCCACATCGTCCGGGACAGGCTCTGCCTATACTTTGACGCTAACCCCCGCGCCTTCGTCTTATGTCGAGGGCCTGACGATTCGCTTTAAAGCCCCCGCCAGCAATACAGGAGCCGTGACGGTCAACGTCAACGCGCTTGGGGTTAAGGCGCTGGTGCGCAATAACGGCGCGGCTTTGGTATCAGGTGATGTTCAAAGCGGTTCTGTCCTGCAAATCACCTATGACGGCACATCTTTCCGCGTTGTCACCATCATTCTGGCGGACATCACGGCAGCGGCAACAAGCGCATCAGCGGCAGCAGGGAGTGCGGCCTCAGCGGCATCGAGTGCCTCCAGCGCATCGACCAGCGCCAATTCAGCCGCATCCAGTTTAGCCAGTATCAATGCCGCGTTTTCAATTTCTGGCGGCAAAGTTGGTCTGAATAAGCCAGCGGGCACAGAACAATTTGAAGTCGGCGTTGCACCGACTGGCGGTACAGATGATGGCATGACGGTTGTTGATACCGCAACTTTGCGGGCGTTGTCGCTGTCAAGAACTGGATCATCTTACAATTATGCTGGGGTGACTGGCGCTTGCAGTATTGTTTATTCGTCGGATACATTGGCGCTTATCTCTGATATCACAGGCGGATCAAGCGCTATTCTGTTTTCGACAGGCAACCAGATTACGATGAGCATGGGGAATTCCGGCACTGTTTATCTGCCGAGAATTGGAACCACGGCATCAGCGGCGAATGCTTTTCTGGATGCGGGATCAACCCCGGCCAATCAGATTTTGCGCT